TATCGCCCATAGCAGTTACTTCGAGTTCATCAAATACGCGGTTGATAGTTGCGCTAGTAACATGATCTGTTAGGGCGATGCTATTCAGCGTAACCTGAACTGTGTTGCTTAAATATACGGCCATTTAGTTATTCCTCTGTTTTCTCGGTTGCAGGTGCTTTAGGTTTTGTATCTTTTACTGGTGCTGCTTCGATCTGCCCAATTTTAATTAAGAAGGCAATATCCTCATCTGTGTATGACATGGTTTAACTCCAGCTCGTTAGTATGGATATATTAAATTCGGCGGTTAATAGATCGCCGCTATCAGCATTTAATACACCGGGCGCGCTAACGCTAGTTATATTAAATACAAGGTTAGATGCAGCTAATTTTGTATATGCTGCAACGATAAAATCCTCGATGCCCTGCAGGTTGCCTTGGTTATCAAACATAGGCACGGTTAGTAAAATCTTAAAATTAGCCAAGGGTGAAATAGTTATCTGGCTGTTATTGCTGGGTGTTAGGTATGGATCGGCTGGGATCACTACGCAGCTGTTAGCCAAAATGGTGGCAGGTGGATATGCGAATACCGACCAGACTCCGTTATTGGTTAAAGCCGTTGCGATGGTGCTACGCAGCGTGGTAATGGCAGCGGTAGGCATTTACCCCACCATGCTATTCGGACTCATGTACGGGGCTAGTAAGCCTCGTATCTTGCCTATCATGCTGTTGCCCATGCGGTAAGGCGATGGGCTAAAGCCGTCTAAGCCCACGCCACCAGTCTGGGATACCTGGCGAGCCTGCCAAATATCAACGGCCAAGATCATCGCAGCTTGGCGAACGCTTGCTGTATTAACATAAGTATCTGTTTTTGTATCCACACCTCTAGCAACGCCATAAGGCAATACGCGCCTAAAGTTTTGATCGGCTGCAACCTTAGCAAACTGAATAAAACTATAACCCTGTGGGTATTGGAAATAATTAAGCTGCAGATTAAACGCAGGCAAAATATTAGCTGTGCCTGTTGAAAATGGAATAGTGCCTGTAATTGTGTGTGAACCGTTAAAGGTTGATCCAGCCCCGGCAATAGTTACTGATTGTGTAGCAGTAAATATGCCGGGGTTGGCGATCATTACGGTTGCAACGTTGCTTACCAATGCAGTCCCCACGACTGGCGCAGAATCAAACCAAAGGAAACTGTTAATTTGATCTTGCGCGGCTTGGCAGCACTCCTCAACCGTACTATCTGAATAAAGAGTACCGATACCTAAATTGGCACGTAGCTCGGCTACGGTAACGTAACTAGCTGGCATCGGTACTCCTTACTTAGTATGGGTCGGTAGGGCAAAGGGCTAATGCCCTACCGACTATTAGGGTTATTGTTTAAGGTAGCTTTGCAAACTTAATAATGCCATTAGGCATTTTTGCAATAGTTGCCATAAAGCCGTAGATAGCAACCTGAACCTGCAAATTAGATACTACGTTTACAGACATGTATGCCTGTGGGCTGCGGTAAATTGTAAATGCTTCAGGTGCAAGGATTACAGCTGAGTTATCATCGAACGCAGTTTGTGTGAAGTTCTTATCTACATATAGATCAAGTCCTAGCACGTTGCCGCGAATTGATGAAGGTGCAACCTGGCCTGCTGCGTTCATTGGTTGAATTGCGTTGTAAATTGGGCGGCCAGTTGTATCAACAGCACCTAATAGTGCCTGGTACTGCGCTGGGTTTCCAATGTAGTTTTGTGCAAAGTAACCTGTGTTTTTGTAAACAGCAGATGCAGCTTCTGATGAGTAAGCAATAATGCCTGCGCTGTCGCCTGTTGTTGCAGTTCCAAATGTACCTGCTGCTTGTAATGCTGTTAGTGCAGCTGTATCAATAGCTGTTAAATAAGCATTTTGTAGTTGCTGTGTAAGCTCGTCATAAAAGCCAGGGTATCCAGCTCTTTCTAACAATTCTACAGATAGCGTATTCATGCCTGAATATTTTTGCACGGTGCCAGTAAGGTAAGAAGTTTCCATACCTGTGTTTTGTACTGCGCCTGCTTCAGCCTCGACTGTTACAACAGGTGCTACGCCTGTACCGCCGCCTGCAGATGTCACAAGTGAAGGCACATTAATTGTCATACCTGTAGGTGGCAAAACGCCTTGGCTACATGCATCAATAGTAGGTGTACCAAAACGTGTGTTAGTAACAAACTCGCTTAGGTACTGTGTTGGGTTAAATCCTGGGTTAGTAGTAAAAGAATCATCTGCAGCTGTTACATATAGCTGGGAATCTTGGTTGCCTAAAGCAGCCTGAATCTTATGCTCTGTGTACTTGCCCATAGATGTAATTGGTGTGCGTACTGTCTGGCTGTCTAATACGGATGGGCGAATAATTGGGCGAGCTGCTTGAACTGGTGCAGCCTCGACTGGTTTTTCTGCCGGTACATCCGGTGTATCAATAGGGGCTGTAGTCACAGCTGCCTCGCTTTCGGTTTCGGTTTCGGTTTCAATCATCTCTGTGTGGATGATTGTGGTTTTCATACTTGCTGCTTCTAGTGCAGCTTTAGCGGCTGCAATATCAGTTACGGCTGCAGAATCAAAGGCAGCCGACTCCACAAGGCTTACCTCTTTCAGGACAGCAGCGGTAACCAACAGGTATCCCTTCATCTGCTTCGATGCGGATACATCCACACCGACGGATAAGCCAGATACTAGGTTTTCCTGAGCTAGTACAAGTGCATCCTGTCCCCGGCTGCTACTTGAAATTTTAAACGATGCGTAAATTCCATCGGTATTATCTTTTACAGAATTGGCCAACATGCGCCCAACGGGTTGGGTACTTTGATGCTGCATTAGTAGTTTGACCTTAGTTTCATCTGTGATTGCGATTGATCCGCGTTCAAATACAACAGGGCCAACAGATGTGTAACCAACCTCGTTATACGGTGCGATCTTGCCTGAGATTATGCGACGTTCACCGTCTGCAGCCTCGATTGAATTACTAAACGTTAAGTGTAACATTTTCGGTATCTCCTGATCCATTAGGCGTTAATTGTTCCATCTGTTGCGCTTGCGATACATCTATCAAGCCAAGGTTTAACATTTTTTCTATTGAGTCAAGTCGCGCCATAGTATCTGCGCGTAGGAAAGTTTCATCGATAGCAAAACGTACTACGTTACCGTGCGCAGTTAGATCATCCATGCTCAAACGGTTTTCGATTGCACTTATAAATGGCTGTAATGAGTACGCTACAAATTCTTTACGGCCATCTAAGATATTTTGATACGTCATGCTGTTATTCATATCTGCGCTTATGTAATACGCAGGCACGTTCATTAAGCGCGCGATCTCTGTAGCAAGATATTGTGATGACTCGTTATAAGTCATATCTTTAGGGCTAAAGCCAATATTTTGCGCTTCTAAAGTGCTAGTTAAATATGCGGTACTGCGATTATTACGCGCAGCTTTCCATGCAGCTAATAAACCTTGTACCTGTGCCTCTGGTAAATCTGCACCGGTATTTTTTAAGATAGTAGTAGCCATTGGCGTAGCAGCTGCGACTGCTGCAGCCTTTTGAATATCTAACGCAGCTTGAATAGTGCGGCCACCAGTTTGTAATACACCTGGCAGTAATGATTGAAATGTAACTAGCGAACCAATACCGGACATGGGAACGCGTTCGCCATTGACTGCATAATATTCAACTTCATCGCCGTACTTGTTTGTAGTTACGGTAACGCGTGTATTAGATATAAATTCAAAACCTGATGGGCGATTATCATCCTGGTACAACGATGAAACCCTAAGATACCCAACCCCATAAAACAGCAACGCATCGACCAGGTAGGCAATCGTAACGCTGCGTGGTTGGCGAATATCCATCTGATCTAGCCATACCGGGGATTCTAATTTTTTACCTGTAGATTTTTTGTATAATCCAAGATCGATGCTGGAAATAACACCAGCAATTAAGTTACGGCAGCGGCTAACGCTGGCAACTTGCAAAGCTAAATTGCGATCCATCGCAACGCCATAACCGTAATTAGATAGGCCGCTGTTATAGCTGTACATGCCTACGCCGTAGCTACTATCCATAATGGCAGGCGCGTATTGGGCAGTAACTTCTGCCTTACCCTTAAACCCTAAAGTTTCCAGTAATCCCATAGGTAGGATTTTCTCAAATTGTCAAGCATATTACCGATTGTGTTCGGCGTGTCGTTACGCGTATATCTTGGCTTCCTGTACGGGCTGGGCAAGGATATGTATGACCATCGCAAGGCCGATAGCAATATCTACAGGGCCAGCAGACTTACGGCGCACGATGCGCCACGCCGAGTCGTTTATTTTTGCGGCGGAATTGTTCATGTGTTGGACTAATAATTCTTGACCACTATGGGCTAGACGGCCGTTACTTAGGGCATCGTGTAAATCGCTACAAGCTGTATAGAACTCAGCACCCGATACATCGCGAACTGCAACGCCTGATAGTTCTAGCCGTTTGGCGATCGATGCGGTTGTGTACTTGTCAAAGCAAACTGTGCGCGGGTAGTACATATCGCACCAGCCTTTAATACTAGCTGCGATCTTTAGCTCATCTACTGCTACCTGGTTGTTATAGGTTTCCAATACGGCAACACCTACGCGGCCATCGGGGAGTAGCTGCCCCATTACAAGGCTGGCATCTCTACGGCTCGGGGATACGTCAAAGGCAAATACTGTAAGCGGCCCCGGGGACATTTTAAGGCTATTATCGCTAGTTGCCTCGATTGATCCATAAGGCCAAGGCGACTGCAGGCTATCGATCCATTGGCAAAGGGTTTCAGTTCTAAACTGCTCGACCGATTGCGTGTTAAGGGCTTCCTCGATGGACTCCATGGTGATGGTGTGGCCAAGTGCAGGATTGGCCGCTATCCAGCCTTGGCGATCGGTGATCTTGGCAAACTGTGGCGCGCTGTACTCGTAAAAGCCAAAGGTCTTAGATGGGTTAGATAAGGCGCGTTCACGCAGCGAATTAAGTACCGTACTAAAGGCATCGCCGCTATTGCTACACATTAGGGTCTGGGCATTAGCTCGTGCGCGTGTAGTCGGTAGCGCAGCTGCGTAGCCTTCCTCGGTAATCTCGCGAACCTCATCGATAAATAACAGATCGGCGGTACGGCCACGCGATCCATCTCGAGTAGCAGCTACAACATCTAGCCGTGAGCCGTTTAGCAGCTCGATCGACTCAGTACCGTTGGCGTAGCGGATCGCCTTAACTAGGGCTTTAAGTTCCGGGCATCCTTCGATGGCGTAGGCCACTTCGCGAAAAGTGCTAAGTGCCATGCCTCGATTAGATGACATTATGAGTATTTTCTTTTCATCGAATAAAAACATTCCAGCCAAGATACGCATACGGGCAAGGTGGGTTTTGCCGTTCTGCCTGGCGCATAAAACTAGGTTTGTTTTGCGAACGAACGCACCAGCTGCATCTACTCGCAACATATCCTCAAGTACGAACCGTTGCCAGGGTAATAACGGGTAGCCGATTTTGTCGGCAAGATCCGAAACCTCATCGATGCGAGATTTACCTTTAAGTAATGGGCTGTGCAGCCGTGGCTTCACTAGCCCCCGACGTAGCGGTTTAACTTTGGTACTCATCCTGTTTGACCTTGGGCTGGTTGCCCGAAACATGGGCCTGTTTGAACCGATACCTGGGTGATCGGGGAGGTATTTCCAGA